TAGCATTAGGCATTGTTGTACGAACAACTTCTACACCAGTATATTTAAATTTGTTACAAGCAACACCTTCGTCGTCGAGTTTGTGTAGAACATATCGCTTCTTCTGTAAAAAATAACCTCTATCACAAATTGACTCTCTCTTAAAAACAAATCTTGGATCTTTAGTCAGTAATGTATCACGTGCCCATTTTTCAATATTTTCATTTAAATCATCTTCTATATCCTGTACAAGATCTAATACCTCAGGAGTTACAACATTATCCTTATGTAGAGGTACATTCATATGCTCTAGTAATTGAGATATAGTACAATATGAACTATCAGTATCGTTATATACAATCGGGTCTTTTCTTTCTAAATCCTTATCACTAAGACCAGTTTTTCTTTTAACATAATTACGTAAGATAATATTACTTTGTTTTATTACATCTCTACCTGTAAGGGTTATTGATCGCGCAATATCACCATCTCCCATTTGAGATATTTTGTTACCAAAGTAACCATAAATACGGTTAATAAGAATTTTTAAAGTAAATTGCCATATCCAAAGCTGATCAATTTTAAATTGTATCTCTTTTGATTTCTCATGAAGTATCTTTAATTTTTCTTCATCTGTTTCTTCTTTTATTTTTAGAGATAGTTGATGTAGTTCCTCCCGGGCTTCATTCCATTGAGCTTTTTTACCTTTACGTATATCATAAAAATGATCTGTAATTCGAGGAAATATACCTTTAGTTTTTTGAGAGAACAATTTTGACGCTCTTGTAACACATATCTCATTCTTCTTACACCATCTACTAAAGTCATCATAAGTCATTTCTATATCTTTATTGTTTACTGTCTTAATAAAGATCTTACCATTATCTTTCCCTACAATACTACCTACCTTAGTCTCAGGACTTAAATTAAGCGTTACCATCACACTAGGGTATAGAGAGTTAGCATCAAAAGATATAACGTTGTCTTGAAAACCTCTTTGAGGTTCCCCTACATATGCCCCTTCATATTTTTCGGTTCTATCGTCTCCTTTAACAAACGTAGGTATTACTCTTGGTGGATCTTGTTTACGAGCTTCAACAATAGCTCTACCGTTTACAGTACTAATAGTACCTAAAGCAGCATTAAATGGAGTGAGGCCTATATATGAAAGCATTCTTGCTAAATCCATATACATTAATTTAGCATCTAACCTTACAAGTAATCGTACGTCATGAATATTGTAATCTACAAACTTCTCCCAATTGTTAATAGATAACTCTGCAAGGTTAGTTTCTCCTATATCTACCTTGTTCTCTCCAAGTTCTATATAAGCTATGTTATCTAACTTATAACTATCTCTCATACCCATGCTGAAGGTTTTATATACATCAAGATAATCAAGCATAGATACTCCTTCGACAACATATTTCGATGTTTGTTGACCAAAATTACCACGATATACCCGTTGGTATATAGGTTTCATTATTTCATTATGTACAGGAGAAAATAATCTAGTTGCTTCCTCACCAAGCAAATTTCTTACTCGATTTATAACATACGGTATATCAAATATTTCACTATTCCATCCAGATAAAATATCAGGTCTGTCATTACAGTAATGATCTAAAAACCGTTGTAATAAGTCCCCTTCAGACTTACAATGGTAGTAAGTTACGTCATCTGTTTTAGGGGTATACGGATTAATGCCCCACGTAAAATATCTCTTAAGCACAGTATCATATACTGTAATTACATTAATCATATGACTTGCTTCCTCAGGTTTTGGAAACTCATCTGGGGAATATGTCTCGATATCAAAAAACCAAATCTTCAGCGGGAATTGTTGAAATTCATCTGTTTCATTTTCTTGCCAAAAACGATCAACTAAGAATTGTTGGTATGGAGATATGTTTTCATAAATTTTATGATCGTTAAGATCTTCAATTTTCTTTCTCCGATCTAACTCGCTGGTACCGTAAATTTTTCTTAATTTAGTACCATATAAAGAGATACCATCATGCTGTGTGTTGTTAGTTTCGTAATAAAAATAAGGACGATAAGGGCAATCTGTTTCAATTCGATTACCTTCTTCATCCCAAGTATATAACCGCATCACACGTTGATTCGGTATGTAAGCTAAGTTCCTGTACACTCCTTAGAGTATAAGGTAAAAACAAAAAATAATCAACTAATACCGTTGCGGAGGTTAAGAAGTTTGCGACTAGGGTCACCGTAAGAACTAGAGTAAAGTTCTAAATATTCATTAATATTATCTTCCATCCATCTTTTATCCATATATGCGCGTGCTCTTTTTGATTCTTTAATATATCTTTTATAATCCATTAAATTTTCAATTTTAGATACAAGTTCATCTCCAGTATCAAATTTATGAAACGCGTTTTCATACGTACATAAATTTTGCATAAAGCTTGGTATACCGAACGCACATGCTTCAATAAATTTTAAATCACTCTTCGCTTTATTAAAATTACTAGCTTGTAGTGGTGCATAGAAAAATGTTGCATTAAGCTTACTTATTGCGCGCGGATAATCGACAAGATTAGTCCAGTCATGGAATTCTATTTTACCCTCTCTTATCAAATCCTTTAAACTGAGTGGAAACCCACCTACAAATACCCATTGGAATTTATCTACAGTTTTACGGATCGTATCATTCATATGATGGAAGTCATCTTTTTGTTTTATTTTATTATCAACATCAAAATGAGCACCACTCCCACAATAAACTACTCGCGGTTTTTTGCGGTAGCGTTGGAAATTTTCTTTTATTACATCAACATCGTAAAAACGATCCATCCAAAATCTTGGTATAAAATTAGGTATTACGGTTACGTTTTGATTACCAGTTTTTTCAATGTAATAGTCTTTCATGAACTTATTAGTAACAGTTATTTCATCACTAAGTTGCATAATCTCCATACTCCATTTACGTATGTTTGGGTCTTCAAAAGCAAATTTAAACTTGTTGTAATCAGGTATATCTTCTTTAAAAATTAAATCGTCAATTTCATAAACTAGCTTAAATTTAAACTCTTGCTGGACTGACTTTAACCATTTGATGTAATTAAGTTGTTGTTCAGTTGCTTGTCGTTGAATACGAATAGTTTTTATACCTTTATAAAAATTCTTATCCGATATCATTACAGTACCGCCTTGTATATTAGCTTTACCATAACAATTTAAAAGTTTTTCAGGCCATATCATTCGCCAATGACCGCAACCAGAATAATCTGCGTAAAAATTTAAAGCTCTAGGGAGATCTGGTAGTTCGTGCGCTGGTTGTTTTTTAGTTATTGGGGATAACCGTTCAACGTTCATCATAGGATTACTTGGAACGTTTGCTTGAAACGGTAATTTCGGCTGACTTGGGTGTGCTCCAAACGGGCTAAACATTATATAAATTTATTAATTATTCTCTACAAAATCAACTCGAGTAGTTAATCCATTTTGTTTCTGTAAGGTAACAATCTCTCCAGTTGCAGCTTTAATAGATTCTTTTCGATGGGAGATAATATAAACATTTTCTTTATAATTTTCTATTCTTTCTTTTAATAGATTAAGAACTAGTTCTACTCCCTTTTCGTCTAAAGAACTATCTAAGAGTTCATCGAACATTACAATATTGTACGCAACGTCTCCTTGAAGTCTTCTCATATCCATAAACGTAAATAAAATAGCGAGATCAATATTTTTTCGCTCGGCGCCAGAAAAATTAAAGTAAGAACAATTTTCACCTTTTTCGTTTACGATTTGCTCTTCAAAATACTCGTTAAAAGAACAAAGACAATTGGCATCCATTTTTTGTAAATAATACATTAATCTGTTATTAAGTACATCTAGTATTTTCTTTACAATAAATGACTTAACCCCTTCTTCAGATAGAATATATTTTACAACATTTAGTACTTCTAAATCTTTATGAATTGTATTTGTTGCTTCTTCGAGCTCATTTACTTCATTAAATTTATTGTTTATTTTTAATTCAAGTTCTTTAATCTCAATACTAGTTTCTTTTTGTTCTAACTTTTTAAGATTATTAGTATTTAATTTTAAGTCTGTCGTTAAATTTTCAATGTATGATCTAGCTAATTTATTATTGTTAACTGTGTTCTTTACGTTAGATATATACAAATTAATTTTCTCCTTTATATCTACGTTTTCTTTTTTTAGTTGTTTTAGATTTTTTTCTTGATTATTAAGACTTTGTATATCTTCTTCTCTATTAGATATATCTTTATTAATTTTTTTCTTTTCTTCTTCTATGTGCTCTCGGTCATTAGATGTTATTTCATGTAAGCAAGTAGGGCAAGTACTTTTTTCAGTACCTATATTAACTAGATTAGTCTTATAAAAACTTATTTCTGTATCATGCTTGGTAATGTTAGTTTTTATATTAGATATTTTATTATTAATATCTTCTATTTTAGAATTAATTTGTATTATTTTTTCTTTTGTACGCTCTACTAATTTCTTGTCTATATTTTCTATTTTATTTTTATTTTGATCAATTTCTTTTTCAATAATATTAATTCTATCTACAATCTTACCTTTTTGTTCTACAACACTTTCAATAATATTAGTTTTTTGTTCATTGAGTAAAGTAAGTATACTATTCGCATGATCGAAATCTTTATGAGAATGTTCATAATTTTTTTGTACATCATTATATTCTACTCTCGCTTTGTTAAGCATCTCAGAAAATATTTCTAAATTTAAAATACCTTCAATAAATTTTCTCTTTTCTACTTTACGTTGTGCCATGAATGGCAGAGTTGTATTAAGAGACATTATAACACAATTTTGAAAAACTTCTGGAGAACCCGATACTATTGATTTTATTTTTTTATTTGTATTAGGTATAGTACTTTCAGTTAAGTCTACATCATCAACATATAAATAACATTTTGTAGGTTTTAACTTACGTACTATTTTATATTTTTTAATTATATTATTTTCATTAACAATAAAATTTAACTGTACAATAGTATTCTTTTTATTAATTGAATTAATAATAAAATCTTTTGATACTTCTCTTATAGTTTCTCCAAAAATAGCAAAATGTATAGCATCAGCTATAGTCGATTTTCCTACACCGTTTCTTCTATCTTGTTTATCTTTATTAACACCGGTAATGATATTGAGACCATGTTTAAAATTAATCTCAACTTCTTCATTACCTATTGATAAGAAATTTTTTATTTTAATTGTATCAAAATTTACGTATTTCATACAAATTTATTATATAGATTGATTGTCTTTTCTTTCACGTTCTGTTTATTGTCAATATCTAAAGAATCTATATATTCTACAATACATTGTTTAATATTCAAATCACCTAAATCATTAGTTATGGATATATTATCCCCTATATTAAACTTATGGAGATGATCTGTTACCATAGAAAATGGGCCTTCAAAATTAATAGAACTAATTATTTTATCTAAAAGATTAATTTTTATATCTTTATCTATAATAATTTTAATTGATAGGTTAGACCAGCCTTTTTTCTTAGCTATTACTTTTAATTTTTCTAACTCAGAAAGATTTACCTTTACATGAATAGGGGATATATTATTTTCATAAAAATCATACGTAATATTTTCTTGTTCAAAATCTAAA